CGACAGCAAGCGCGACCAGCAGCGCAAAATGGTTTGGTTTGCATTGAGCGGCCTTTTGTTTTATCCTGCGGCCATTGTGGCCACGTCTTCGATCGGGCTTAGTGAGGCCACCACCTCGTTGACCTCCATCGCCGGGGTGTATTTTGTCAGCGTCGCAGGACTGGTTGGCGCCTTCTTTGGCTTCAGTTCTATGGAGAGCAAAAAATGAGTATTCTTGGCGCACTGATCGGCCCAGCCACCGAAATAATTGGCCGGTTCGTGCAGGACAAAGACAAGGCAGCCCAGCTGGCCCACGACATCAGCACGATGGCGGACAAACATGCCCAGCAGGCCATGCTCGCGCAAATCGAAGTCAACAAAGCCGAAGCGGCCTCTGGGTCGGTGTTCAAAGGCGGATGGCGTCCGTTCATTGGCTGGGTGTGCGGCGTCGCTTTTGCGTATCACTTCGTGATACAGCCGTTCATTGTATTCGTAGTCGCGGCCGCTGGAATAACGATACCAGACCTGCCAAGTTTTGACATGGGCAGCCTGATGACTGTAATGATGGGAATGCTCGGGCTTGGTGGCTTGAGAAGTTACGAGAAGAAGCAGGGGCTAACGAAGTAATAACCGCGCTCTTAAACTGAATAGGACATAACGTGAAATATAGTAAATCAGCTGGCTTTAAGCCGTGCGCCACTTGCACATCAAAATCTGCCTGCACGGCCGCAGGAAAATGTCTGAAAGCCAAAAAATGAGCGACGCAATGAAGTCCCTGCAGTCCAAGGTCAACGTCAGCCCCGACGGATCCTACGGCCCCAACACTGCGCGCGCAATCGCCAAATATTATAACTTGTCGCCAAATCGCGGAGCCCACCTACTCGGCCAGTGCTCTCACGAAAGCGCAGGCTTCACCAGAACGACGGAGGGCCTCTACTACAGCACGCCCGAGCGCATACAGGCAGTGTGGCCGAGCCGCTTCCCGACGCCCGAGAGCGCCGCCCCCTACGCCAAGAACCCAGCAAAGCTGGCCAACAGGGTGTACGCCGACCGCATGTCAAATGGCGACGAAGCGAGCGGCGACGGAAGCCTGTACGCGGGCCGAGGATTTTTACAAATTACCGGCAAATATAATTACCGCAAATTCGCGTCTGACATGGGCACCCCCGAAGTAATGACCGACCCAGACCTGTGCGCAAATAAATACGCACTAGATACCGCGATTTGGTTTTTCCAAGAGAACGACCTGTACCATATAGCGGACGAGGGCGTGTCGGAGGCCATAATCAAGAAGATCACAAAGCGGGTCAACGGCGGCCATCACGGTCTCTCAGATCGCATTGAGAAGACGCTGCAGGCCCACGGGTGGCTCTCAGATACCTAGTAACCAAAACCAAGAGGCCAGCGCAAACGTAGGTCGGGCCGGAGAATATTTTGCCCTAAGCCGGCTTAGCTTGGCCGGTCACTTCTGCATTTTGGCGCAGTTCCAAGACCACGACGCGTATATACAAACGGATACACGCATCCTAACGCTGCAGATTAAGACGGCCTCTAGGCGGGTGTGGCGGAGATACCCATTCTACACAAAACAGGGCGCAGCTCGAAAGAGATCTGACGTTTACGCATTTGTCGCCATAGATGTTGGAAAGATATTATGGGTGCGTGGAAACGACCCAGTGATCAGGCCGGCGTCGACACATATTCGGATTGATCGGTTTGAGGAGAACGACGAAGAACTAAACATGCAAGAGGTTTTAGCGTCGTTCGCCTAAATTTTCTGGCGTCTGTCAACGCGGTCGGGTATAATAAATTACTCACCGCTAAGATTTATGCCACGGCGTTCACTACACCCGCCGTGGCATAAGTTTTACCAGCTGTGGTCGATTGGCTCGATTGGCTTCTTGCTAAACACCCAGCGCCACTGCCGCTTAGTGCGCTCGAGTGTCTTTACGAGCCTGCGCTCTCTGTACAGCTCGCCCTTCTCAAACAAGTTGTTCAGGTAGTTCGACGCCCGCTGCACGTTTTGACCAATCATAGGCGCAGCCTGTGCCGCCGTTACGACGTCGTCTGGGTCCAACATTCTGAGCAACAAAGTCGATTGCGCGTCGCTATACGCCTTGCGCCTCTCGACTATTGTCCTCGCACTGGAAGATATTGGGTGGCGCTTGATCTCGCGGCTTGAAATTCGCCCCTTTGCACCGTTGATGCGCGCCAAGTTTTCATGCTCGACCATCATGTGCCCAAGCTCGATCTCCCGCCGAATGTATGGGTCTGTCACGCCCTCAAGTTTAATTTTCAGTCTGGCTTCTGGAGATCTGCCATTTCGGACTTCAGCAAATCGATCAACGAAAGCTGTTCCTGTATCCTCTGCTGCAAGTTGGGATCCAGAGCCGTCCTCGGCTCGCTCAGAATTATCCTGCAGACCCTCTCGAGCCTCTGTGTAACGTGCGTGCCTCGGTCCATATTTCCTCTCCTTTCGGGGCAGATTGATGCCCATTTCTACTTTTATGCGGTAAACTGTAGACATCGCAATATTTAGTTTCTCGGCAATATCGCTTTGCGACATGCCTTGATAAGCCAGAGTTGCAACATTTTTTCGGTTATACTTGGCCTCGGGTGTCATTCGCAGTCCTCCAAATCGTCTTCCATGGCAAATATTGTGCCGTTACCGGCGCAGTTCGCGCAGTCTCCCGCGCTGTAGTCTTCGTACTCACCGAACGGGTTGGACGCACTTTGAGGCACAAACCGCTCGTAGTATATGTGTCCAATCCCGTCGCACTCCGGGCAATCAATGATCTTGGGCATCGTCGTTTCCTTTCATCGCCAATTCTCCTGCGCAGGCGGCATATCCTGCCAGATCCACGAAATTATCTGAGTGGGTTTTGTTTGATTTGGCTCTCGCCAGCTTCACCATGGCCATCATCAGGCCCACGTCAACGGCGTCAACAAATGGCGCTCCAAGATGAATGTTCCAATACGCGGCAATCGTGGAGAAGTTATCCTCCATCGAGCCATGCGTCTCGGCCCGGTCTTGAGTGACATAGCCCTTGGCGGTATCCAAAATAGACGCTCTAGTGTGTTTTGGCATCAGAGTGCCTCCAAATGTGTTGGACGCGCCTGTGGGCGGTCTGTGTGGCTCTCAGAGGCATCTGGGAGATTGCCCACGACTAGAGCGGCGCACAGCGCCAGCGTAGTCGCGAGAATGACGTAGTCTTGCTTGCCGGGTTTCATCTCAAGAACCCCGACACGTTTTTGCACCAAAGAGACCACGAAGCGCTGACTTGATCCGGCCGGTCGTATATCTTGGCCACGGACACGAGGTTTTGCTTAAACATCATGTTCATCACGCTGCCGGCGCGCTTCGACGATATTCCGAGGAGCTTGGCTATTTCCGACGTGCGAAACGGCCGGTTTCCAATGTCGTCCAGCGCGAGGGTGACCTTGTCCTTCATGCTGGTGTTGGTCTCAAACGGATCCCAAGAGAACAAGTCTACCTCCTCGTCTTGGTCGGGGATGCGCTGATCGAAAAATGGCGCAGTCGTGGGCGATATTTTTGTCATCAGCGTCGCCCAGTCTATTTTGGCCTGGAGTGCGTCGGACATTTTGTTTATGCCAGACGCTTCCTTGTCGACGATGATGTGCGTCACGAACCACGGAGTGCGGCCGCGTGGGTCACGGTCATTCTCTACCATAGCCGCGTCGTACAAGTCGCCGACGCTGACGTCGCCCATCGTGACCAGCATTGAGTTGGGGATGTACGCCTGCTGGAAGTCATCCTGCGTGATGGCGAACGCGTAGTTCTCGCCGACGTAGGTTATTTTGATCTCTTTTTTCATTTGGTCTCTCCAATCTTGATTATGCCGCTGCGCCAAGCAGGCGCAAAGATGGGCGCTGTAACAGTTCTGTTTGGGTCAAGCACTCGTTGCCACAGGAGCCGCCAAACATGAACCGGTTGGGGTGCAGCTTCTTGGCTTTGTTTTGCGCTTTGCGAATTGTGTCGGCCTCTACGGTGCAGGCGACAAAGTCTGTGTACGTTGGGTAGTCGCCAAAGCCATGCTCGGAGGTGTTGCTGTTTGTCCGGCGGGTGGCAATGATGTGATAAGTGTTCATAATTTTATTCCCTTGTGTGTCTCTCTATATAAGTTACCCTAATGTTAACAACTAACCTTTGCAAGCACTAAATGTTCACAAAGTTAAAAAAGTGTTATACGGTCTTCTGGTGACACATATGGAGGGTCCACAATGTTAGACGACACAACCAAAGAGCTCGTTCGTAATCTCAGTAACCCGCACCGGGTAGCCAATATCATGGCGCTGTTTAAGTTTTGCGAGCGGGCGGCCACGATTATACAGGATCAAGCCGGAGAGCTGGCAAAGCTAAAGGCGCAGCCTGAAAAGACTGCGCCTAAAAAGTCTGCTAAGAAATAACTGTTAGCGGGCGCCGGACATGAGCCGCAAGAGCGGGTTCATTTCCGGCAGTTCAGCGCCCTGCGCGCCGCCCATGCCGAGGCTGAGTAGTCCGCCGGTCACGTTTTGCTGGGCAAGTTGTCGCCTGTCACGCGCGCCTGCGATTAGAGGCTGAGCCTGCCTCATGCGCTGCGCCTGACGCATTAACTCCTCTGGAGACAGTCTCTGAGATAGCACCGGAGCCAGCTCTCGGCTGACTTCCTGGATGCGTTGGGCCTGACTTGGGCCGCCGATTACCGCCTGAGTAACTCCGCGCGAAACCGCAGGCAGCAAGCCTGCTTGGCCAATTGTCTCCGACATTGAGGTGCCAATCAGCTCCTTAAATCGCGCCTCAACTGCCTGACGAATTGCAGTTTTGGAGTTTTGGGCAATTGACGCAGACATTGTCAGCGCCTGCGACGCTTGGCCGATTTTCTCCGATATGGCCTCAAAACCTGGCTCGCCGAGAACCATCCGCATCTTGGTGGCCACGGCGCGGCTGTTCATAACTCTAAGTTGAGCCAGCGCCTCGACGACTTCCATCGTGTTGTCTTGCGTCGGGCTCATCCTGGCGTTCGCCGCTATTTCGTCAAGTCGATTGCGCAGGGCTGTTCTGACTTGTTTTAGCTCAGTCGGACCCATCTGATCTAAGGTGATCGACACTTCCTCGCGCGTGATCCTCGGGTTTAGCAAATCGTTACCGAGGTCGGCCGCAATTTTCTGGTCGATGGCGTCCTTGCCGGCGGCTCTGGCTTTACCATAATCTGGGCTGACTTCGTCCATGCTACGGCGAAGCTGTATCGCCAAAGCTGTTTTTGACCGATACCCCTCAATGTCTCCAGACCGTTTAAGCTCTTGAGCGCGGCTGTGCAGACGTCTGGTTGTGTAGTCCAGCGTCTCAATTGTCGGAGTGCGCCACGCCACATACCCGTCAGGAGTGGATCTTACGTTAATCCCACTGGTGCCCGAACTCTTTAATATCTCGTTGGCTGTTGTTTCGCTGATCCTTGTCGGCATGACGTAGTTAAACTCCGCTCCGCCTTCACGTAGTAGAGTTGTCGTCCCGCTCAAGTCAGACGGGTCAACCCGTTTGAAAAGATCAAGAACCACGTCTGACGCCTCGTCACCGGGGATCACTTCTGAGCTGTAAGCGCTGCCGTATGCCTCTCTTCTAGCTGTGGCGGTGTCCTTCATTATGTCGGATTTTTGCCCTATTCTTCCGGCTGTAACTTTGCCAAGCACGTCATCAAGCCGCGCGCTAAGATCGTCCGACGCCGCCGAAGCAGTTTCGCGCAAGTTTCTTTGCACGATGGACGAGCCGGCGCCCGGAGTGTTGGCCACTACATCAAGTAAATTTGTCATGTTTGGTCCGAGACCGCCAACCGCGCCGAATGGCGTGTTCGCGTTCATGGCAGCCACCGGCGCGTCAGCCTCGATGGCGTCACGCACGACCTTGGCCGCGTCTTTCTTAAACCCGATTTCCGAGATGACTTTACGAATTGGCAGCTGGCTAAACCAGTCAATGCCGGATGCAACAATTTCACCAGCGACTGGAGAAACGGCCCCCAGTGGAGCGCCAAACAGTGCGCCGGTGGTCATTTCCCTTTCCGCGCCCTCTGCGCCGCCGTCGCCATATCCGGCCACGGCGCCCTCAAGAGCGCCACCCGCGCCGCCATAGGTCGCGCCCTGTAAGGCTTTCCCGGCGCGAGTTCGTGCAGTTATTAAGCTCGGGGCTCGAGCAGCTATACCAGTTGCCAGGCCGGTAGACAGTCGGGATGCGGCGGTCATCTTTGGGTTAAGAGCTGACTGCAAATCTATTGCGCTGCTGATTGTGTCGGCGCTGACCGGGGCCTGTGCCTCTCCGCCAAACATCGCACGCATCCGCTGCGTCAACGGGTCCACGGTAGCCATAGCATCTTCGACATATCCTCGGGCAAATGGGACGCCCTTCAAAGAGGAGGCCGCTGCGGTGGCCACCGGGCCGCCAATCATATCCTGCGCCATCGACCCCTTAACGACCAATCCAGCGTCGCCCTTGAGCTGCATTATCTGCCTGACCTTTTCGTTGTCAGATGTTACATATCCGCTGTCTCGGTACGACAGCTCGCCCTGCGGGTTTTCAGTTACACGCCCGCCGCCCTCATACTCTGCAATAATTTTTAGACCTTCTGGCAGGTCGGACGGCCCCGCATCTTGTGAGAAATACATATCCATTAAGCGGTCTTTGTCGGCGATCCTGCCCTCGGCTGCGGCTGCTTTGGCGAGCGCTAATATCTCTTGCTTGTCCATTAAACGTTGCCCTCCCGTCGCTTTCGCTCTTGCTCAATAAAATCTGCGTCGCTGAGCGGGGCGGCGTTGCTGCTCGACGATCCCCCAGCCCAGGATGGACGTTCTGGCAAACCCAAGAACATATTAAATTTTTCCGCATCTTCGTCACTTGCG